GTGTTCCATACATTGTGGAAGGCTGTGGTTTATCTGGGAGTACCTTTGGTAATTAACTGATAATAAGTTATTTATATTACTATACATTGTATTACTTTTTAATTATTTCAAACGAAACTACCCATACCCATGGGTTCTGGTCCCACGATTCAATACCGTTGATAGATTCCCATAGTGAAATAAATGAACTTATAGCATCAAACCATATCCCATCTTTTGTGTAATCTTTCCAACCTGTTCTTTTCCATTCAACACCTTCGGCTTTAGCATCTTCCTCTGAAATATCATGCAGGCGTTCCAACCGTACATCGGTAATGCGCAACCATATCCGGGCAGCTGATTTCGGCATGTGGATGGATGGCTTCCATGATCCATAACCTTTTTCACTTTCGCCATCAGCTGCGTAAAACCATGGATGAACATTAGGATAATGTAATTTGAATTCTTCCAAGCATCCTTTAACATGTTTTGATTTAAACTTTTCCCTTACCCAAAGTAAATCACCAGGCTGGCCGTATGGGCATAATCCATTTTCAGGCAATGCAACATATTCAGGCGTAAACATTTCAGGCTGCAGCCATTCTAATACAGTTCCTTTTACCACTCGTCTGGTCATTGTCTTTCTGCCTTCCATGATGGCATGTACCATCGGCGTGCTGAATAAAATTGGTCGTTCTTTCATATTATTGTTCTTCTATTTCTTTAAATCCTTTATTCTTCAGCAGCATGTATGGCGGCTGAGTACTGCACTTCATATGCATTTCAAATCTTACAAACTCACTGATATTCAGGAATCCTAATTTCTTTGACAACTCTATCAATCGATTATGTAATACCTTTGGAATGTTTTGCATGTCAATCTTTTCAGGCTTCTGTTCTATCATCAGTTGTGGTATTTTAGATTCTATACTTTGCGCCGTTGATTCATACTTTTCACATATTTCAGTTATCAGTTCCAGATTAAATTTATTAACCGCGTTATGTCCTAAATTTTGTGATAGATTCGTATATGATTGCTTAACAGATGGATGTACGTTTTTAATAATTATATTCTTTCTTTTACTCATTTTTACAGCATTTTTGTTACGTTATTATCTCTGAAACTTATGTTAGGAAATCTTATCAGATTGAAACTTTCTTTCATCTTATTCATCAATTTTTCATCATAGAAATCATGTATGGTAGATGCCTGAAGACGTTCATGATAGAAGAATGTACTATCCGGAAACAGGTTGCTGCTGATGGCTAATTTCTGACCGGTGCCATTGTTGGAAATCCATTTATCATACACATCCAATATCAGCTGACGCATTGGTATCTGTTCCTGACCGTATATTTTTTGCTTTTCGCATACATCACCAAATTCATCCAGGATCATATTCTTCCGGCAATTGAATATTACATCAAATGCTTTTATGGATTGTTCTGATATTGATTTATTTACAAATGTTGGAATGTGAAAATAGTTCCAGTTCAGGTCCTGTCCTTTTATAGATTTCAGCACTTTAAAACAGGATTTCAGCAGCAATGATTTACCGTTACCAAATCTTCCAAACAGGTATAGTAATTTGTTTGAATCTATTATTTCTGTTTCTGCACCGTACATGTACCTAATCACTTCACGATATTTTTGTTTGGTATCTTCATCATGAAAAATGAATTGTCCGCCTTTTGCCGCGCAGGAATTATTCAATTCCTTCATCACCATGCTTCCAAATTCTTTCAATGTGATATTTTGCAGCATTTCCTGATCCGCATCGCATTTTTTCATTTTCTGACTGTACAGATTTATATTCATACGTTTCTGAAACCGGTATTGTTCGATGCTTAAATTAAATTTTGCAGCTTCTACCTGTTCCAATTCCTTTTCTTTTCTAGCCTGCTTTATTTCTATATTTGAATAATTCTGTTCATTAGCCAGAATTATTTCAAATTGCGGTTGTATGGTATTAGTTGCCTGCATCCCAGTTGGTCAATTTTCTTGGTGATAAATTCGTTATTACTAAAGCAGATTTGTAATTTCCGTTTTTTACATCCAGATTATCTAAAAATGATTTTAAAGCATTGATGATATGGCCGCTGTTTGAAAATTCATGAAATGAATATTTATCATCCAATTTTAGTAAAATTTCTTCGGCTCTGGAAGACAGCATTCTTCTGATCAATTCTGCTTCAAAAACAGATTGATAATTTTTTAAAATGTAATCGCTGAACTTTCCTAAAACGGTGTCATTGCCAATTTTAAAAAAACTTTGAATTTTCGAATTTTCGTTATAAATAAATAAAGGTTTAGTTATGTTATGTTTAGTTATGTTATGTTGTGGCATTTCTTCCACCTCTTTTGTGGTTTCTTCCGTTTTTTCTTGTTTTAACTCGGTTTCTTCCTGAATTAACTGTATTAATTCAGGGATATTTACGACTTTTCTTTTAGATACTATTGCAGCTTCTTTATAAAATTGTTGTATCGTTTTTGATGTAAGAATGCAAAATTTGTCTGCTATTTCTTTGTCAAAAAGAAGTATTTCTATGCAATAAGTGATAATATCTTTTACTAGTTCTTCTGAAATTCTTAGAGAATCAGCAGTATTAAATATCAAATTTTCATCATAATTTATGAAGCTGCCTTCAATGCGATAAATTTCATTTATTATAAAATCCCAAACTGAAATTCCATCACTTTTGTATTTGAAAATAAGACGTTTAATTTTCGGATCCTGGTACCGGTTGGTATTGCAGCGATAAAATTGTAAGCCTTTTCTATTAGGACGTGCCATCAGTTGTTCGTTTGTTCGTTATTTATCAAATGGTTTTAATGAATATTTACTGTATTGTAAATTATTTTCAGTGGTAAATAACTTACTGTATATACTCTTTCCAAACTTATTTTTCAGGTCCGATATACGGCTGCGCAATTCATCAATTCCTAACTCTCTGGCAATGTATTTATCGATTGTTTCATGTTTATTCAACAGATTCCAAACTTCCAGATTTTGACCAGTCAGTTTTATTGTATTCACCGGACTGTCTGTTGGAAATTCCGGCTTAATCATGGTGAATATTTCTAACTGTTGAATAGGCATCTTATTTCTGTTTTATTTGGCTTAAACCAAGCTTTTGTAATGGTTTTATAGAAATCTTTTGTACATGTCTTTCTTCAATTTTAAGGGCTTTAAAACACCGTTTTAAAGTGCTTTCCTGTTGATTTCTGTTAAATGATGTTTGATAATAGCTTTCTGTTTTGTTGGCCTCCACTTTTATAGTTACTTCATAGACATAATCGCTGCATATACCATTATCAATTTCTATTTTCATTTTATCCATCCTTTACTGCGCGCTTCTTTTACGTTTTCATGAATCCACCGGTGCCCTTCCATACTTACAGCCAGAAAATATCTTTCATCAGTCAGCAGCGCACCTATGCGGCCATTTATGTGATGTACTTCGGTGGCAGGAAACCCGGTAACCGGACAAAATTTATCTATTATAAATTCCTTTGCCATATTCAGATATATTCTGTTCTGCGCCGCCCGCTTTTTTGATAATTTCCGTATCTTATATACTTTCATTAAAATGGCAGATCATCATCAATATTACCTTGTGCAGCTTCATCCATCTGATTATCCATAAGTTTAGATGCTACCGCTGTTTGTTTAATTTTTTGGTGTGCTTTGGCTTTTCTGGTCAGATTTACAATTTTCCATGCCTGCACCTTATTGTACTTTATTCCGTTTTTGCTTTCATTTACAGAAAATTTCAGTTCAACTTCCAGTTCATCACCAATACTATTATAGTCCAGAAATTTTTCTACCTTATCAGCATATTGTCCGGCGCCAAAAATATTAGCTGTTATCTCTTGTGGATATTGCACATCTGTTTCTTTTAGTACAATATCCAAAGCATTCCATTGCTCATTATCGCGTGTTATTCCGCTGTTCAGGTTCTGGTTTTCTGCGTAGATTCCGGTAAATTTTAAGATGTTTTGCATAGTTTATCCAATTAATATTTTTATTTGTTCTAATGATTCATTTTTTATTATTCCTCCACTTTCAGCTGCATCATGTATCATTTTAAGATGTGTAGTCAATTCCTTTATTCTTATTTCCTTTTGCAATAAAATACGTTTGGCTTCTTCTAATGACCTCAATACACGTTCTTCCGCATATGCTTTATTCTGCTGGATTTTTATAGACTGATTAATTTCTATAAATAATATTTCTGTTTCCGTTGCCATTATGCGTTGCTTTTAACCGTTAAATAAATTTTCCAAGAATCCCGGGCAGTAAATGATTTTAGATGTACTCTGAATATCTGCAACATCACATCCAATTCGCGTGGTGATGATCCGCAGGATTCCTGCAGATAGACTTCATTATTTCGTTCCAGTATTAGCATTAGTTTGAATATTTTGAAATGATTCCTAGAAATAAGATTAAAAGCAATATCATAAACATCAAATAAGCATTGATATCATCCTGATCATACGGTCTTTTCATACTTTATATTTAGTTTAAAATAATTCTTGAATAATGTACCTTTCCCTTAAAATCTTTAATGCCAACGGTATGGTGAATTACATTTCCGTTCCGGTTAATAGCGCAGGCAATCCTGATTTTGCTTTCATAGCCACGGCAGAATATATCCTGGCAGTCTTTAGCAATGGTTTTATCCTGAATTGGATTTTTATCGAAATAACTCATACTGTTTTGCGGTTTTATATTGTTGGTAAAAGTTTAAGAATTCATCGCGGCTGACATCATAAGCAACCTTTTTGCCGGTATCTCTGGTATCACATTTCACTATGCCTTTTGTCACCAGGTCGCGGTACTTGCTGTAGGATATTCCGGTGAGCAGGCAAAATGTCTGTCTGTTGATCACTTCCGGAAGATTGGTAGCATCTACTATGATGGCATTTTTCATAGTGGCAAATCCCTGTAAGACACCATTAATGATGGCTTTGTTTACGTCCTGTGGTAGCACTTCGTAGGTAATTACAGATTTAACCGGTTGTTCTTTTTTTGTTTTTTCCATGTGGCAGTCTTTGTTTAAAAAAAGTTGCTGTCTTTCCAGCTGTCATCGGTTATGTCATTGCCACCGAAAAGTGTTCCCTTGTATTATAGAGACCAATCACCGCTTATGTTTTAGTGCTTTGCGGTAACACTGCCTACAGTTTGAGTTGCTATGCATTTTGGCTTGCATCTATATGCCGTACTCTCTGACAATCGGATATTACCTGATTAGCTTCCGACATTCCTTTAACAGGGGAATATTTTTTACCACATTTTTAAAAAAAATAAGCCGGTCTTTCCCGGCTGTCAGGAATATCTATTAATGGCTCTGGCTATATATACCCTAATGAATCGTGTCCTGCAGTTTGTTCCGGTCTGCCAACCGATATAGCTGATTTCCATTTACCCTTTTTCCGTTCGTATTGCGGTGGTGGTTTGCTGAAAGAAATCCAATGCCCTGATGAAAAAAATTAGTATAAAGTATGCGTTAACTAAGGACATTGGATATAAAGAACTCTGTTATTTTATAGTCTTTTTATTGACTGTTATCCTACAGTAACAATTACAATTTCATTATTGAATTTGTCTACTTCTGATTGTAATAAATCTGAAACAATTTTGTCTAATTCACTTTTAAGCGAAATACATTCAAGCCATAGTTTAATGCTTCCGCTGGATGCATCAATACATACTTCTACCTTAATTTCCTTATTAGGCTGGCCCAAAATGACAGGCATATTTAGAGTAAAATCTAACGGAATTTCAGATTTTAAATTTGTAGCTTTTGAAGTAGCTGCATTACCTTTAAAATCGTTGGCATTCGAAAATTCTGTTTCTACTCTGGCTTTATAGTTAACCAGATTACCAATGATTTTTGCATGAGCCTCTCTGTCTTTAAAATAGCATCCTGCAAACTTCAATTTTTCATGCAGTTCTGCCAATGAATAGGTAGTATTGGTGTTTATTCCTAAATTTTGGAAATCTTTAAATAATTTTGCCGTACCGGTAATTTCAACACCATTTGTTTTATGTTCATCCACTACTAATACCAGACTTTTCTGCTCATAATTCACTTTAAGATGTGTGTAATCTTTAGGAATTGTAGATTCTTTTCGTTTACTGTAGTATTCAAATGGTGTTTCTAATGTACCTGAAATAACTACTTTTGATGGTACAAATATTTTTTCCGCATCACCTGTTCTAATAACCAATTCTTTTTGATCAGTTGTTACGTTTAATTTTAATTCTTCCGGTTGCATATTAAGCTGATTTTACATTGTTATGAAAAATGGTTACTTGTTTAGCAGCATCGCGTTCTTCAGGGCGCAATCTTCTACTGTCTACTAATTCGTATGTTTGTGTATCATACAAATCCGCCATTCCTGTTTCATGGTTAGGCACGACAAATACAGTGCAATCTTTTTCCATAAAACCCATACGAAGATTTTTAATGGCTTCTTTTGAAGTAGTCTTAAGCTGTTTAATTCTGTCCGTGAATTGTTTCTTTATTTCACGCAACTGTTCTTCCTGGTCATCCTTATCCATAGATGCCTGTGTGTGCAATTCTCTGAATGAATCTAATTCATCCTTTGAAAACTGCTTTCTTTTTTTGAAGTTTTCGCTACCAAGTGAAAGTCCTTCGATTTGTTCCGGTGTAAAATTCATTTTCTTTATTTAAGAGTTATAAAAAATTTCAAAAAGTAGAACAGCGGAAGCATAGAAACACATAAAACCCTATAACCTGTTACTTCCGCTGTTCCTGCGTTGCTTAGAATCTGGGAATCATCATTGAGCAATGCATGAATAGTAAAAAACGTAACCAAAAAACTATTGCTTCACAGCAGTATTTTCTATCTCTACAATCTTCAAATTGTAGATTCTTAATTTTGTCTGTTTATTTTCAGCATCCTTTTCATCACTGAAGGTCAATGCCAGTTCCTTATCTTTTGTGAAGCTGTAATCATGTCTGGAAGGTCCCATAGACATCAGATATAAGCCTAATGAATTCTGCAATGCAAACATGTTATGCCTCCACTTTTTCTGGTGATAAAATCTGATCCTGTGTAAATCCTGTGTAATCTGATATTTCTTTCAATACATGAACAGAAAGCAATTCTTTGCTGGTATTTCTGAAAACCATCTGAATAGCTGCACGCGGTGTTTTGCTCGTTACTTTAGCAATATTTGCCAGTAATTGCGCATCATTTAAACATTTTTCTCTTATTTCAGGCGTTAACATATTTGCTATTACTGTTTTTATTTATTAACTTGTTTTCTTTATTGTAGTACAAAGATAAATACCTTTCATGAAAGTTTATATTTTATTTCATGAAAGTTATTAACATTTTATCCACATGGAAAAAACGTTTAGCGAAATACTAACAGAATTCAAGACTGAATACAAGCTGACACAGCGTGGTGTAGCTGATGTTTTGGGTATATAAAGTGCAGATAAATGAATATAGGCAAGCCCCGTACGGGCTACTTTAACAACTGAAACCGCTATAAAATATAGCGGTTTCAGCATTTAAATCAGGTTTTATCAGCGTATTCATGGCGGTCAGGAAATGAACAAAGCGGGTAAAAACCCGCCTTCTGACAAGACTGTATAAAAAAAACGATTTTACATTATATCAGGTTTTCGTATTTTATCAATATGGCAGCTATCTTTTCTGCCAGATACTTCTTATATTTTTCGAATGCTGATAAATCTGATGGATTGGATATAAAGCAGATTTCTAATAGTGCAATAATGCCTTTTTCACGCATCAGCCCTAACCTTCCGCGGTGGCTTTCCGCTTCTGACAATACACCACGGTTTTTAATCATTAAGATGGAAGCTGCCGCCTCCACCAATTCTTTGGCAAATGCTTTATCATGTTCATCTGAATCGCTTCCTATCAGCACTGTAGTTCCGGTGGCATTAGGACTGGCAGCTGCATCAAAATGAAATTCAAGCACTACACTGGCATTTCCAGTATTGATACGCTTCAGGTATTGGCCTAACCTTTCCGTATCATTATCAGATACGAATGATATGCCTTTCTTCTTCAGTTCTACCAATACCAAATTACGAAATTCAACCGTTAAGTCAGCTTCACGCTTTCCGTTGCCGATGGCACCTGGATCAACTTTTAAACCGCCAGGATTATGACCTGCTGAAACAAATATCATGTGAGAGATTTTATTTTACCAATTATTTTAGTAAGAAAAGATACCGGCAAAAATCCGGGTATATATTTTTTTGCAGCATTCCATATAAAATTCTGGATGATGAACCAGGACATCATTCCTACCAGAATCCACGGCCAGATGCTTCCTTTCTTACTATTGTCTACGGATGATCCTTCACCGGTGGCAGATTTTTTAGGCTTAAAAACTGCTTCATTATCATTTCCGTTCTGCGCCGGTCCTTTTTTTACGTCCTGGTTAACATTGCCGGTTCCGCTTTGATTGGTTCCGCTTTTAGATGCCTGATTGCCATCACCTACCTGACTATTCTTATTTTTTGAGTTAATGAAGGTGTTATTAATTATCTTTTTAGCATGGCTTTGTGCCAGCGCTTTATAGTAGTCACGTTCTTTTACTGCTGTATTATATTTGCCAGCAATTTCCAATGCAGCGATTTTGAAATAATTGCAATCGCTGCTGTCTGTTATACTGACCGTATCGATTTCACCGGGCAATACATCATAAATGTAGGTTGGTTCTACATTCTGTACGCTGTCAAGTAACGCCTGAATTACTTTATCGCAGGGATTGGAAACAGAAGGAATAGCGGGCACAGCTTTCCGGCTGCACCCTGCCGCCATGATACCCAACACGACCAGTATTATTAATTTATTTTTCATTTTAAAAAATTTGATACAAATGATACAACTTTTACAAGACCAACACCGGCAAATGCGGAAAATCCTATGATAAACCATTTTGCTTTGTCTATCACTTTTTCAATGTCTGTCAATCGCCTTTCTGTTTCACGTTTCCAATGTAAGATACCTGTTGCTTCATCGTGTTCGTTACCGATTAGCAAAGAGTAAATCTGTGTAATTTTATCTTTCACTTCTGCGACTTCCTTTTTTAATTCGTGAAATTCTTGTTCCATTGTTAATGTGTTTTCCATTTTATTCTCCTTTTTAGCTTAAGGGGTATTTACGCTTCTTTGGATGTGACGGTTATTTATCTTCTTTAATATCTTTTTCGTGTAAAAAACTTTCTGCTCTACCCATGTAGGTAACTATAATTGATTGAGCCATGTAACCGATTGCCACATAAGCCAAACCTAAATACTCACTTACAAAATTGAGTTTCGTTATTTCTTGATGTGCTATCATCGCAATAAATACCACACATACAGAAATCAGAATACTAAACTTCTCTAATTTCAGGTATTGCAGATAGTTAATTTCTCCTTTTGCCTTTCGATTTAAGGAATCCATTTTTATTAGATTGTGCAGTAATATACCGAAACAACCCAATGCGAATAAAATGTAAGGTGTGTATGTCATAATAATTAATTTAAAAGTATTACTGAAATAATTGCTGCGATTGCTATTAATGCAAAGAATACACCCCACATGATTTTCTTTGATTTTGATATACTCATTTACGAAAAAAGTTATTGTATGAAAAATGAAAAGATGTTGCGAATAATATATAAGCTACTAAAACTCCAAACAGATAGAAATAAGACACGTTTGCCAATAATCCGATACTTGTATAGGCTACAATAAATGATACTCTAAATAGCAATCCAAATAAGTGCCATGCATCTGTAAACAATACGAACCATCGGGAAGAGCCAAAGAACTTTTCACCTTGTTTTTTATCTCCGTTCTTCCACTTATTTTTCCAACTTTGGTTTTTAACCCAAAACAATGTCGGTGTAAACTTAATGTCCGCTTCCTCTGATAAATCACAAATAGCCTTAAAGAACCCCGATAGGATTGAAAGAAAAACGGCTAATATGATAAGCGTTACTGTCATAATTTATTACCAAATACATCAACCGTATCTTTAGGCTTCATGAACCTTATTACTGGCATTGTTTTTAAATAGATGAATTGCGAATCAGTCAGCATATCAACTTCTTCCTTACTCACCACCCAACGCCCTAACGAATCCTTAATTGGATTGAAATAAATATCTTCCGTTGCCTCGTTTACCTTTAGCTTGTTTGCCCTTGTGTTGCTTACTACAACAACGCCACCGGCATAGGATAGAAACGATAAAAAAAACAGTATGATAGTTAGGTTTCTCATCTTCCCAATGTTGTGATAAAAGTGTTAATAATAGTATGCATAGTAGCTGATTCGGCATCTGACAAACCTGCTCCAAAAAAAGCAAATCCGCACGTATTATTGGAGAAATAACCTCTTTTGTTGCTGTCTTCACTTCGTGCTAATAAAACCAATGACTTAAAGTATCCTGAACCTGAATTTATAAAGGTATTATGAGTAGCTAGAACCGAATTATTCTTAAATGTTTTTGACGATGTTCTACTTGTTCTGGTGGCTATATAAATACCTCTTGAGTCTGTATTGGTTGAAGCAATCTGATTAGATGTGAACGAACAATAAGCCGTATTTGATAATCGTGGGGTTAATGAAATGGCGTTGCTTGAGATTTCTACACGCATACCCATTGCGCAAGTAAGTTCATCAAGATTTTTGGACAGATAGATTCCATAGCTACCATACATTAATGAATCAAAAGTCAGCCCAGTAAAACTTGGGTCGGCATAACCGTTAACCCCATTCCCAGTCATTCCTGTTGAATCAAATGTTAATCCGCCATGAAAAACCAATCTGTACGAAGTATTCAAGTCCCTTGGGTCTATCAGATTCCACTTACATGAACTTGCGCTCCGCCCTACCATAGGGTAAACTGCAAACATTTTACTCCATAGTGATGAGTCTTTTAATTGTTTTACAAGATTGCAAATTGCATCTTTTTCCGTCTGGTTGGTAATGGCTGCGCTGTCAATGAATGCGAGTGCTTCAACAGGGCATACATTACGACTTCCAAACCCTGCAAAACGGTTGCCCTGCCCGTAAGAAGATACAGACAGGAAAATCAGCAATAATATGGATAGCTTCTTTACCATAGACCGCCGCACCTCCATTTGCTCGTTGCCGTGTTCCAAATAAAATAAACATCTAATCTTGTAGTTCCCGATGTTGTGGTCGGTAGTGCCACCGTAGATGCTTCAAACTTTGTACCCCAAGTTATTGCCCGTGTAGCCGTACCGATAATCACTATATGCAATATCTGGTCATCGGTAGGTGTTCCGCTTAGATTCGTAGTAAATGACGTTATATCAACTGCTTGTGCCGTTAGCTTATAAGTATCTACATTATCCGTGTTTATTGAAGGAGTAGCACTTGATGAGGTAGAATCTACCCGTGCCGTTATCCGCTTATTCGTGAATGTTGTCGTACTGGATGCGGTTGTATAGCCTGCTCCATTTGTAAAAGATGTATTATTTGTCGGGAATGTTGCTAATGATAAATCCCCTCTGAAATATTGCGCAGTCGTTCCCGTTGTAATTGTATTCTGTTTTGCAGCTATCAGATTACGAAGGTTCAAAGATGTATCTGCAAGGTTTACTTTTGTGGCATATAAACTCGGATTGAAAGGCACCGAATACCTGACACCATTCATGCAGAATGCCAGCGAATCTCCACCTGCATTAAAGCCAAATTTTATTGAATCTGTTGGTAAGACGACACTATTTCCACCGCTTATTGTTAAGGTATCATGTGATATGGATAAGGTTTGATTATCGGGTGTGTTTATATTTCCACTACCCAGTAAAGAATTAGAATTGATGGTCTTTATGTTTGTGCCGGATACGAGTGTATTCTGTTTTCCCTGAACTAAACCTGCCGCATTTGCTTTTGTGCTTAAAGTAAATGTATCTGCATTAATTGTACCGGTACTGGTTATTGTTGTAAAATTCATACCGGTTCCTGCAGCTATGCTGGTCACGCTTCCAGAACCAATATTATTGATTGTTGAATTTATACGTGCAATGCTGTCATCTAATGCTGATTGCGTTACGCCTCCTGAAGATGGATCCTGCCATGTCGCACGGCCGTAAGCATCAGATGTCATCACTTTCTGATTACCGGCTCCTTCAGTAATGTATATTATCTTAGAATCAATTCTTAAATTTCCTTTCTGCCAGGTAGAATCCCGGAAACGGTTGACTGTCTGCGCCTGGGCAAACAAGCAACTTAGCAAGCTTATAATTAATAGTGTCTTCTTCATTATATGATTAATAATTCAATTTTTTCTCCTATGTCACGCGGTTCATTAAAAACTACGGTTCCTGCAGCTGAATCAACTGTGTAATCTTCCGGATCTCTTTTTAAGTTGTCTGTAAATAGAAACAGTACCGTTTTCCCAATCAATAATGCTGAATAATACGTTTCTAATCCATTACCGGTAAATTTTACCACTGAAGGAACTGAACCTATATATATGGTCCTTATTCCTTCATAGATGTTGCTTCTGACAACATTTCTGACAACTGTGATATTTGAAACTATATTATCCATAATGTACCAAATGTCCAGGTTTTTTTTCTTTCATCAGGAAATTCATAAGTCACTGCAAAATTCCATTTTCCTTTTTCCCAGTCTAATACTGTGTTTTTTAAAATAGTATATTTTCCTTCCGCTTCTATCACATCCGTAATTCCGGTGTCAATGGTAAATGTTTTGGATGCCGGTAATGTTTCTTTATACGTGCTAATAGTAAGCTGCGGTTCATATGTGAATACTGCTTCAATGTCTGTATATGCAAGGCTTTCCGGCTGATCATTGATCAGCAGTTCCACATCAATGCCATCGATGCTGTTTCCTTTTACACATTCTATTCTACCTTCCTGACATGCCATTTTATGCTGTTTGTTCGGTTAAGTATACAAATCCCTGATTTGATGTATCAATCTTCACGCTGCTGTAATAATCTGCCAGGTCACAGGCACACTGGAAGCCATTGTCTTCATTTGCCACTACTGTAAAAGCCAAACGGCCCATAGCAGTATTCATAGCATCATTTTCCTGCTGCTGACGGATATTGAATGATTTTACGCTGGTGTGCGATATCAATGGATTAGCAAAATCCAGCGTCTTATATGCCGGATGCTCTAAAATATAACGGCAAATACCTAAAATACGCTGCAGGCTGAAAGCTGCGCGGACGGCACCATCTGCTGCATTGTTTGAAATGGCAGATGTATAAACATCCACAAAGAATTCATAAGTTCCACGAACACTGCTTTGATTTTTACTATCATAATTTCCACTAGCCAGTGATATAATAATGGTTGGAACCTCCACTTTATCTACCGGTGTATTGCGCTCCACAAAAACATCACATTGTAAAATATTGTTATTGGAAAGCTGCAACTGGTTCTTTATTTCAGTATATAGAACAGCACCGATCCTATCACGTATGATTTCAAAATTCTGTGGTTGTATGATAGTTTCTATCTTTGCCATTATTCGTAATCTTCAACGATACAGACAATTAGTCCAATAGTTTCATCCGGGAAGAATTGGCTAATAGTATATTTTTTAGTTATACCGGTAGAATCCTTTACTTCCATATTATGGTTTCTCAAATCCACTTCACCGCGGCTGTTGCGCAGCGGATAACCCGTCATATTCACTTCACTGAAAGAAATATGCGCTTTCCGGCTATTCACCAGCGTTCCTTCTGTACTTACACCTAAATGAATTTTTGTATGCAGCCCTGTAATAGTTTTATCAGTACCGTCAGGTGCTGTTAGTTTAATTTCTACACCGAAATCATCCAGGTTGGATGTAATCTGTGCAATATCTTCTTTTGCCTGATCTATTAAACCCATACTTACTACTTAGTAAAAAAAGGCGAATAGTTACATTCGCCTTTTTTATTATTATTTATCAGCGCAATTATGCAACTACTTTCATTGTGTAGATTTGATCTACAGCTACCGGTACTGCTACACCTGCAGACTTAATGTCAAATATGTGTGCAGAATTTCTTTCATCGATGTAATCGCCTAACACATATTGACCTTTCATTGGCTGCGCACCATCGTTTAATAAACGCGGTACTGCTGCAAATGCCATTGTGAAACGTGGTGTTTCAGGCAACAAGATTACTTTTTCTTCTTCGATAAATGGTGTGGCTACACCTGATGCATTTTCATAAATTTCCGGGTATGACCATAAATCTACACGATATGCGCCCGCAGAAACACTTCCATTATAAGAAGCACCTACTGAATTACGCTGCGGTGCAGAAATCATATCCAAACTGAAATTTCTGATATCAGCACGGCTTTGAACTTTTGTGTTGTCCAGGAATGCAGCCAGTGCTTTTGCACCCATGATAGCATTCACTACTGAACCGGATGATTTACCTTTTTCACGCAGGAATTTTGCGCCATTTTCTAAATCCGTGTATGGTTTAGAATTTGTGCTGTCTGTCCAACGTCTGTTGGCATTGATGTCAGCTACATCGATAATTGATTCCGCTTTTCTTTTGAAATCAATAGTACTTCTATCAGCCAGTGTAAGCACACCATTTGTAAATACATCAGCACATTGTTTTTCATATGCCCGGTCAATTTTGTCCTGCAGCATACCGTATTTTTCGGCCACAGTATCCATGAACTGTGAAAAGATGGCTGCATCTACTTCACCGGAAGCACCAAATAAACGATCATACAAATCCAAATCTGTACCATCGAAATATTCGCGGTAGTATGGCGGCAGGATAACACGTTCGGTGCTCAAACCGAATGCATTTCTGTTTCCTTCAGTTCCACGCTGAACATCCACTGCAATTTTTTCTGTTCCGCGCTTAACTTCAACGCTAATCAGTTTAGTTGCAGATTCTTTTACTTTGAAAAAAGAACGCAAAAAAGATTGTGGCACATTTCTTTCTTTATACACATCCACAATCATCTTGGTGTATAGTCCGCGTGCTTCGCTTGTTGATATTGAACCCATTTTTATGTTTTAAGTTTTATTTTAAAATTTTGTTTACTCGTTGTCTGTTCCGGTTAATTGATCCTGTCCAACCAGTTTGATACCAACGGTATCAGCACCGATTCTGTCGCGAATACTTCTGCCACTGATAACAGTATCCATTGTATCAGATCCTGCTAAATCTACTTTAGATTCTACAACATCACCTGCCACACAGAATGTAAGCACCAATGAATCACCGGCAGGAATTACAGCATCTTCTTTTAAAATACCAATTGGATACTGGCTTCCATCTACTGCAGCGGATACCAATGGTTTTACTAAACCTGTTGCAGAAACTTTTCCTAACAATGTACCGGCTGGCCATGTAACATCATCATAACCTGAATTAGTGGTAGATTCAGCTGAATCGTATCTGTTATTCCAGACAAATATTTTGGTTGAATCAGTGTTTACGTTTAACTGATTTCCGTTCTGCAATGTTGTTTCTTGAGTTGACATGCTTTATTTTTTTCTTTTTAAAAAATTACTTTACTAAACCTAAATTGGCTTTTACTTCCGCTGCGAAATCAGCTATTTTTGTTTCAGCTGCTGATTTTTCCTGTGTTTCTTCAGCATTCGTTTGAATATCTACAGGCGCTGTTTTTGCCGCCGCTTTTAATGCTTCCGGTGACATTGCCTTCAGTGAAAATTCAGCCATTTGTGTAGCTGTTAAATCTTTACCGGATTCAATTGCCGATTTGCATCCTGCAGGATCAAGATGGTTGAATACCATGATTGATTTTACACGGTCATTTTCTTTTGAAACTCCTACTGCAACTGCTGCTGCATATGCTTCAGGATGCTGTGCTTTAAATTCTTCTAATGTCATTTTATTTTGATTTGAATTTTTAATGATTGTTTTTTCTTCTACCGGAATTGTATTAAAAGCAGCTATATCATATGTTTTTGATACAACTGCCGATAAGTAAGTATTTATTTCTGCTGATTTAGCAGGTGTGATAGGAATGATTTTTGAAATTAAACCAATTTTTTTAGCTACTGCCGCACTGAACGTAACATCCAATCTGCTTTCCATAGAAAACACATCTTTAACTTTACAACCAGTTAACTGTTCGAATAAAGGAACATCCACACGATTTTCAAAAGCAGTACGAAGTGATTTATTGATACGTTCAAGGTTAGTGCGCATTGCATCGTTAAAATATTCTGTATCGCGTTCTACCCAGTCAGGATAAGCTGCACGATGCAATAAAAATTCGGAAACATCGAGTGCTTCCACATTTTCTTTTGCAGCATATACACAATAAAACAAGCCCATTGAATGAGCCTTACCATCTACTTTTACTTTTTTGTCACCTTTGTATTCGGCGAATTTAGAAACCATTCCAAATCCGTATTCAGGTGAACCGCCAGGCGTGTTAACTCTTACTTCAATACCTTCATTTTCATCAATGTCATTGAATTCGCGAATGAAATCAGATGAACTTATTGAATCAATGGTACCGTATAGTAAAATTTCTTTTGCCATTTGATAACAAAAATATATCCACTTTTATTATCATATTTTTTTTACATACATTTTGTACGTGAAAAAATAATGCTATGCATTAACAGGCTGAATATCGAAGATTTTCGACTTCTTTAATTCTTCAGAAAACTGTTCCATGTTAGATGTTGAATCACCGCTGTTTAATGCTTCAGTAGCAGCTTCTACAGTAGTTAACGGAATGTTTTCTGACAACGCACCTAACTTAGCACGTTCCGCATTTACTTCTTTTAACGGATCAATATGTGGGAACATAGGACCTGTAAAACGTGCATTTCTATAAGCCTCCACAGCCATCCAGTTATCTGCATAAAATGATATCAAATAACCGGGTGCCTGTATCTTGTTTTTTAAGATTTCAAAGTGTAACCAAAAATTATAAATTTCCTGATAAAACTGCATGGAAAAATTATCGCGATTAACAGCAATTGTATGTTCCCAGTCTTTAGTGGCTGCACGGCTGGCGCTGAAACTATCATTGTAAATAGAAAATGCCACATTTGGCGGAATGCCAACTGCGGAACAAATGATATCTGCATTGGTGCCGTAAAACTCTTTAAAGAATAATTCATTTTTTGATTCCAGTGCTTTCAATTCAGAACCAATAGGCATGTTAAACGTTTGCTTATTGGTTGTAGCGGCAACTGTATTTGCCAATTGTGTGGCATTTATATCTTTAGGAAGATGGTCACTATCACCATCCGCATCCATTGCTTTAGCCATTGCAGATACCAGCGGACTTTCACCGGTAGAATGCTGATCGTGTACAATCTGATACGCAATTTTCTGACGTTCTTCTGCACTTCCTACAGTTGCTTCTTTATAACGTTCTAATTTCTTCACCGTTTCCAGACATACCGCAATTAACGGCATACCACGATGATTGTTAATTCTGAATTTGCTTCCGTAAACCAGGAAAGCCTGTTTCAGTCCGGTAGATGGATTTACCGCTTCTATACGTTCATATTTTAGCGTGTCCATGCGCACCCAGTACGCAACATGTTTTCCGGTTGGTGACATTTCAATTCCATGTCTAATTACATTTCCATTATCGGTTCGGTTCGGTGTAAAATCTGTTCCGTAAGATGGTGACTGTACATGCGCACCATCAATTAATTGTACATTTACAATATTATTAACCAGGCGAAGTATCACCAAAACATCACCTCCAATCTTTGAATTTTTAAATGCTTCTTTGGAAATTTCATGAAGATTATCATTGCCTGAATAGGTAGATAATTTTGATTTAGCCCAGACAGAAAAACGTGCTTCTGTTACAGCATTAAATAGTTCAGGATTTATGGAAATACCTTCTGATTCTAATGCAATTTTATCAGGATTAGATTGCAGTTTTAAGCCTTTAGAAACATTCCAAAGTGTAAACTTATCCAGTACTGTTTTGGAAATTTCTGATTCCAAATATGACTGAAAACTTCTAATTCGCAATGCATCATAATCCAGTGAATAATTACGCAGCGGTCCTATTTCACCTAAATTTTTTTCACCATTGAATGAAATAGCAAACTGATTATAATTACCTGTGCCACCATAAAATGACTGCACAGATGGCTTGTTTTTCGGTTTATTATCCTGAAAAATTAATTGCCATGCTTTTGTAAAAATGTTATCTGCCATTTCTAAAATTTTTATGATCCATCAATCTTACGATTCGCGGATTTAGTTTATTAATATACCGTTGTAAAATAGTTTCAAAAGCAGAAATAGAATTTGCTACTTCTGTAGGATTTCTATATACTGTTTTTATCTTAGTTTGTCCATCATCTAATGAATATTCTGAAATATTTCCGTTTGCAGCTGCTTTTAAAGCACTTGTTTCCAGTGCAGTAATAACTGCTTTTATACGTGTTATCTTATCTTTGATAGATGTGGCACTTTCTATATATATATCTGCTGAATCGTAGTATATCATGTTGTAAATTTAATAATTTTTAGACAACCTTAAAAATATATTTTTGGTTTATAAACATTTTATTTCACTGATTTTAGCAGGTGTAATATCCGCAGCAGACTGTGTACCAGGTGTGGTAAAGGATGTACTTCCTAAACCAACTGTTACACCTGTATGCGTGTGTGTATTATACGCTGTGATAAAATTATTAAAATCAGATTTCAGTTCATTGAATGCTTCTTCCAGCTTTTCATATCGCACCATGTGATAATCCGTTCCGCCAATCTCTGCTGTTCCATCATTTTTTAACCAAATAAAAAACTTTTCCGCACCATTTGCATCTGTAGAAAATAACCGGGTTTCGCCAACATCCGCTAATTTATCTTTTTGCACATATCCAATAATTACTGTTTTCCCTTTTTCTTCTGTAGGTCCGTAAATAGCAATCATATCTTTCAAAGGATTGCTGTCAATACCAAATGGTGATGCTTCCATAGATGTTTGTACATCGCTGTTTCCTTTACGCAATACCTTTACAATTCGGCGCTTTATATCGTCAAAATCAGTAGATAATATTTTTGTAATGTTCAACATTAGTGTAAATTAACTCCTTTCCATAAATATACCGGTGTGCTGCCATCGTACACGCATGGTAATACGCATGTAAGAACAGCAGTGTTTATATTTTCATTACCTTTATAATCAATACTTTCAATAAACCATGTTGATTTATTATACAAATAGCATTGCGGATTGGTAACTGTAATGGTATTATTTGGTTTTAAAATTTTACCATCTACAATCCATCTGTCTGTATTAATAATTAGTTTTATGTTTTTTAATTCTGCTGATAATGCAGTTTTTGCCGCCTTTTCGGTATCGTTATCATCACCGCTATTCTGGGACATTGTTTTTGGCCGGTAAACAGAATTTATTACAAACGGATTTGTAATAGTATATTCTGATGCATTTCCGCCATCGCTGCTGGCTTGTTTCTGTACAGTGATATGTGAATGCATTGCCTGTCCGTTGCAGCTTAATTTCATACTGGTTGCCGGTATTCCGTTCTGCGGCACATTAAAATCTAGTATTGGCTGTAAATTTGTTTTTGCTTTAGTAAATAGTAATCTGCCAAATTCATCATGCGAAATAATAACGTTCTTCTGTGAAGCCAATTCTGAAAGATAAGATTTTACCGTTTGCGAATCTGTTGCTGTGGATGTATTAAAGGTTGAATCTACCAGACTTGCTACTGAACTATCTACCACTAATTGTAAGCCAAATGGCTGTATCAGTTTCTGGGCAATATTTCTTAAAGAAAGCCCATCGCTTTGTAAAGGATATAATTTAGTTGGTATTTCGCAATCTTCCAGCACACCTGGTAACGAATAACCTGAAATACTTACCATTTCCGGAATTGGTGATGAATTAAAATCCTGTGATAAAATGTAGCCAGTCAGTAAGGTTTCACCGTTGTGTGTTACTTTACATAAATGATAGTGACCTATACACATCACTTCTTTGTGTTCAGGATTTTCAGGATTGAATTTAAACGTGAAAGAAAACGCACTTCCAACACTATCATATTTTAATGACAATGTAAAATCATTAAAAAAAGTGATTTTATAATTACGGATTCTATCGTTTATAATTAATTCCATCAGATATAATAAAATATTTTTCTGTTTTTTCTTACTTGTAACATTTCATTTAATCCGCCGCCATTATTTCGGATCATCTGTTCTATAGTAGAATCATCAGATTTTAATCCATAAAACCGATGTGCTAAAATAATCCAGTTGCTATCTTCTTCCAGAATAATGGATCGTTCCTGTTTTGCATCCAGTGCAATATTAAACAGGTTTGATATTGTGTAATTAAGTAATTGATTTAACTGAAACAATGCCGTAGCATCCGGAACAAAACTATCAATAGAACCGCCGTTTGCCGTTTGAATTCCATCCAATGTCTGAATGTAGGTTATATTCGCATCCAGTAAAGTATCTATTGTATTTAATACATCCACCCTGTTTGAATAATCCGTTGCAAGTGGTCTGGAAACAGACAAACACATGGCAGAAATAATGCTTCCTACATTTGACATATACAGAAACTTATCTACCAGCGAAACAGTGCCCAGTAAAAATGAATTTTCCGCATCGGAAATCATTGCCGTATAACTGGTTAATTTATCAGTAACAGATAACGGTAATTCTGCCGTAGTTTTTAATATATCTATGGTTTGTGTTACCGCATCTGCATGAACAGAAGAAAATGAATTTACAGATGCTTTTACCTTATTTAATTTATTGATATAGGTTTCTGAATCTGAAGCGGTAGATATCAGTTTGCTTACTTTGGAATTGCTTTTATTTATAAATGCGGATGTTTTACTTATTGTAAGTGGTTTTACACCAATGCTGTTTATCTTATCAATAGATGCCGCACCCAGTGATACGTTGCATTCCTCCACATTATTCTGAATCTTATCTGCCGGGACAACTGCCGTTTTCGGATAATCCTGTAAAATGGTTTCAATGACTTCTATTTTTATTTCAGAAACATTCATCTTTGAATTATCAATTTCTAAGGATGATGGCTGCACGGTAATACGTCCGTAATACGGATGAATCAGAATCCATGGCCGTGGATCATCTGCAGACTTTTCGAATGCAGCACAAACTTCCAGATGGTCATCGCCCTGAAAATAAAGCTGCAATGGATATTTTCTTCCTTTTGGCAATCGGCGGTCCACTAATGAACCGCTTACATTTGGAAAATCAAACGTGGTAATATTATATTCCTTTGACTTTGAAGGATTCAAATAATGCGGCTTATATTGTTTGCCGTCACCTGTCTGAATAATTAAATCAGATTTTATTTGTTCTACCCAACTCACTGTAATGCTCGTTTAAATTGCGCTTCTGCCGCCTGAATATAAAATTGTTCTATTTTCGGTGTCGTTTTTTCTGTTGCTTTTGCCATAAAATGTGTAGCATCCACTTTTACGTCACGACCTTTTTTGAAACTGTATAATGGTGTTAATTTAAAGTTTCCTTCTTTGGTTCTTTTAATTGAATTTACTTTCCAAACGTATGATTTTCCGTTAAATTCTGACAAAACGTGTCCGCCAACACCTGCATGAAATACTGATTTTACAAATTTTTGCTTATTATTAGCACCACTTGCTTTTGATGCATCTACTATTTTTATGTTTTTCAATCTGGCATTTGGCCGTATAAGTTTATTATCAGAATTTCCTGTACGTGCCGGTTTCATCGGAATGAAAGAACGGCTGTTAATTTTACCGCCTGTTTCCTGTTTCTCCAAATCATCAATTGCCTGGTCTTTACCGGTAAATCCTACTGCTGATTGCATATTATTAATAGCATATCCACTGGCTTTATTTACCCGGCTATTTGCTTTAAAAAATGTTGCTTTTCTGATGGTAAATGTATCATCTGCGGATTGCTGAATAGAATTTTTCTTCATGTCGAACGCAGCAGAATTCAGTGCAGTACGGACCGCCACCGGAAAGGCGGCCCGATGCAGCTTTTCCAACTTGTTGGTAAAAGCCACGACTGCATCTGTATTTACGTTTAACTGCATTTTAATCTACATATGTTATGTGAATCCAACCTCTGTTGTATGATGTTGAATTGAAATTAGCACTATCAAAAGTTCCACCGGTTAATCTAGACATAACAACATCTGTTGTGCTGATTGAACCAACCGTACCTTGTACAGATGTAACATGTGTATTTTGTCCTGTCGTATATGCCATATTTAAAGGATAAATATTAGTAGCGCCATCATCAATAATATATACGTCAATAGAACGGATTTTAGTAAAATCAGCTATTCCATGTGCAACAGAAATATTTTCAGTACTGTCCATATTCCAGTCACCTATTTCAACTATTTTTTTCTGTATCAATAAAGAACTATTAATAACAGCCTGTAATGCTAAGAAATACTGAAATCCATTCGTTGCATTATCCGGCTGATCATTGTAAATAATAGCAGATTCTGCCATCATTTTTGCAAAAAACTGATGAAAATCAGCATATACCAATGCATTCACCGGCGTTCCATTATTACTTCCGGTGTTATCCTGAATATTTCCATACGGATAGTCTACATCCGGTGCAACTGTGTTTGGTTTATCTTCTAATTTAATTGCCATATTTTAAATTTTAAACGTAGTTAATTAATAAATAACCAACCATATGTGCTGGTTTTAATCTCAAAATCAATTGTCTGAATTCATCTTTACGATTTTCTGGAACATTTGCAAAACTTCCTAATGGATCACCGCCGATAAAAAATGTATTTCGCAAATTGCTGGTAATAAAGAATGACTGATCCAGTGTTTCATTAATGTGGTTTACAATAATATTAGCATATGCACCGCCATGCTGTTCGTCACCGTGCTGCGCATCACCGTGCTGAAATTCATTAACACCGCCGGAACCGGCAACATCAAAGATTGTGCGTGTATAATACGTGCCGCTGCCATATGGAAATCTATTTTCATAGACATACACATCAAATCCTGCAGCTTGCAGCTGGCCTTGTATGTATAAATAATGCTGTCGTGCCGGAATATTCCCTGGGTGATTAATTTTTCTTTTAATGGCTTTCTTTCTGTCTTCCAGGCTAACACCTAAACTAGTTATCATACCTAAACGTATTTCCCAGTCATATGCATCATCTTCTGTAAATTCTGCATTGTCCGGAAGAATGGCATATAGTAAAGCAACGGCATCATTGTATGCCCTGTTTTCACTTAAACTAAGCGCGTAGTGCAAAGATTCCAGCCATCCATCTTTAGGCATCTTGAATGCCCTTCCTGTAGGATACAGCTGTTTTGTTAAAGATAATATGTCAGATAAAAAATTAAGCAAACGTAATAGAATTTACATGCGGTATAAAACCATTTACAAAAGTGAAAGATGAATAAATAGTTGAATCAACTTTTAATGTAATAGCACCAAAAACAGAACCTGGGCGCGCATTTAATATGGTTGCAATTATTTTGTTATTATCTAAAATATCATTTTTATCTGCCAATACATCACAGGCTGATACAAACGGTCGTACCTTATTTATTTCTGCCGTTAAAGCATCAATAATTAAATTTTCTATATCTGTATTTCTTCCAACTAATCCATTTATTATAATATCTACTTCACGAATGGAAACCGGAAGAAAATTTACAATTGCCTGCAGTGGGCGGCGGCCACGTTCTTCATCCGGGCGCGTGTCATCCGGATCAAACTCCACCACTTCTTCCACTTCCGCTAATAATAATGCGGATGGTGTTCCTTTTCCATCAATAGAATCTGCAATGGTTGCTTCTACATATAGATTAATCTGATAATCAGTTCCTGATTTAGCATAAGCATAGCTTTGTTTTACACCCTGTGCATCCGCAGCCCACAAACGATAATCTGTGGCAGCACCGCCTTGCGGTTCTAAACGATATGCATCTAACGCTTTCGTTCTGTAATCTTCAATGGTTTCCGCGGCAGATGGTTCTACTATTTCAGCCGTTACTTCTGCTAATTTATTTACTAATGCAATTGGTGCCGTTGCCGTTAAAGTATCACCTACCGCTAATTTTGTTTCAATACCGGTAGATAAAGAACGTACTGTTATTGTATCGGTAGTAGCAACTAATGTATATGCTGCATCTAAAATAAAAAGGTTTCCCGGATTCTGTGAAGTATCATCACTTTTAAATGTTGTCTGCGCCGATATAACTGCACCGATGGTTCCTGTCACTTGCAATGTATATTGTCCTGCAGTGGCTGGAAAAGGATTTCTATTTAATTTTACACGTCCAAAACGTTCCAGTGTGCCGCCTATTGTTTCACTTTCTGCAGTATCTACAAATATATTCTTCTGAATATTTGCCAATGATAAATAAAATAGCTTTAATTTTGCAGCCTGCACACCAGCCAAAACGCGCAGAAAGTTTTTACCAAATACCGGAATACTTAGATTATACTGTGCTTCCAAATCAGCAAGTACTGCATTATATAATTCTGTAGTTGTTGGAATTGTTTGCATTCTTTTTAATTATCAATGTTTAATTTTCCATTTTCCCAGATATAAATGAATCTTTTTTCCGTTAGATTTCCAGGTTCTTTCAATCCAATTAAAATATCAATTCTGTCTGTAGAAATTATTTGAGTGGTGCCCGTTACTTCTGCAAATGTTGCCATAAATTCTAAATCAGATTTTATGGCATTCTCAATAATCAGCCTTCCGGATGATGTAAGCGGTGTTTGCTGCAGTGTTTTTTCTGTCAAAGAATTAAACTGGATGCTGGTATCATTTGCAAACAGAAGGCTATTTCCCCAAAAATCAAAAGCCTGTTCTGATTCTAATCTTTTTTGCGGTGTTACCGCTTCCACATTTCCGCCAAATAGTGCCAGATATGGCATATTTTCAAATGAAAAAACCATGGCTAAATCATTGCCATTTTTGGTTAAATCACCACCGTTGCTTGTTTCAATTATTTTTAAATCCATTATAATCCAAATGTAGAACCTAAAGCTGGCATCATATTATTAGAAATTCCATCACCACTCATTACCATTCCTTTAGGAACATTTTTAAAATCCAGTGTTACATTCTTGTTTTGTGTGTTTTCTGTTCTGCTTACTATAGCATCCTGATTTGTCTTCTTTGTATTTATTGCCGGTGCCGGTTGTGCGGCATCTGCACCCATTTCTACACCTAAACTGGCACGAAAGTCTTTAACGCTGGCTGCCGCATCCGCCGCCAATCCGCCGCCTAAAAACTTTGGCAGCTTAGAAGCTAATTCTAATACTTTCTGTAATGGCAATAATATTGCATCCAAAATTGTTGTTCCTATAGCTTTCAACCCGGCAACAATACCATCATTTTTGAATGCGTTTGTAATTCGGTCCCAGTTTCTGATAAATGAAAGCACTAAAGAAACTACAAAAGCAATAGCTGCTGCTACCGCCGCAAATACACCAGCAGAAATACCGGCAAATGCCAGAACAGATTCTATTATTACGCTGAATGCAGCACCTAAAAATTGAAAGATTGGAATAATGGTGGAACTAATGACACCACCAACCGTAACCCAGGCTGCCGCCAATGTAGAACATGTGGCAATAAATCCGGATACTACTGATACTACTGTTGCAATGCCGGACATTGCTATCAATAATACACCAACTGCGGCAGCGCCTTTTACCAATCCTTCAGTTAATTTAGGATTAGCTTTTACCCATTCTGAAATTTTGCCAATGACCGGACCAATCTTATCTGCCAATTTTTCTACAATAGGCAATAAAACTTCACCGATTTTTACAGATAAATTAGCCACTCTATTTTTCATGGCTTCCATTTTCTTAGCCAATGTTTCAGATTTTATGGCTGCTTGAATCTGTGCTTCTGATGTACCGGTTACACCTTTTGTATATTCACCTAATAATGCAATGTTGTTAAGTAATATTTTACCTGTTGAAATATTTTCAGCACCAAACAATTTTTGTAAAGCAGCATCTTTCTGTTTGGCGGTGCTCAATTTATCAATGTTGGCTTTCGCTTCAATCAGGGCATCGTTAATTTTAAATTGTCCGCTGGCATATCCTACGCCAGCCTGCTGTAATTTTAAAACAGATCCGCGCAATTTTGTTCCGGCTTCAGCACCAAATAAGCTATATTTACTCATTACCTGGATAGCACCTACCGTTTGTTCCAAACTCATATTAGCCGCGGCTGCAACAGAACCAAAGTTGACCATTGATTCTGCGGTTTGTGCGATGGAAGCAGCACCAACTTTAGCACCTGCAGCCATTACATTTATTGTTCTTTCTGATTGTTCAGCACCTAAACTGAATTGATTCATTACACCGGTAACAGAACGAATGGAAGATTCCAGGTCTTCACCTGATGCTTTAGATAATACGATTGCTGCTGTGGAAACTTTACCTAATGCATCTGCACTTTTCAATAATTCAGGCATAGCTGATCCTGCCAATTCAAATGCTTTGGCCGTTTCGCCGTATGCCATTTTCTGTGCATCGGCCACTTCCTCCACTTTTGATTTAAACTTTTGTAATTCTGTGCCGCTGGCACCGGTAATAGCAGATAGTGATGCTATTGCTGTTTCATATTCTGATGCAGCTTTTACTGCGAATCCTAATGGTGCCAGTATTGCGGTTCCGGCTGCTGCCGTACCAATTGCAAAATTCTTAGATGCTTCAGAAATACCACGAAATTTACGTTGTACTTTGGCAACCGCCACATCTGTATCATTCCCGAATGATGTCACTGATTTTGACATACCTTTTACTACCGAACTGAATTTATCGACAGCAGAAAATATGGTTGGAACCTTTAGTGCAGCATTCATTATTTTTTATTTCCGGTTTTTTTAGGTTTTAGTTCTTCGTTCATTTCTTTGCAGTCATTATACCAGTATGTTAATCCTTTATAATCCTGATCATCCAAAAAAAAAGCATCAATTTCCACTGGTGAAAAATGATGCTCGCGAACTACTGTTTTTATAATATTTTCTAAACTTTCATTGTCTAAAGAAAAAAAACCACTACTGCCTGCACGATGTTCCAATCATCAATTTCCAGATTTTTAATTAAATCTTTCGGATTTGTGGTCAAAGCAGCTGCATAAGCAAATAATCTTCCATCAGCATCTGTTGGTTTCACACCCTGTAAGTGATTATAAACTGATCCAATAGTTAGTCTGGGCTTAAACACTAATTTTGTGGTAGGCTGTTCAGACTTAATTGGTGATTTCAGATTATATTCCAAATTAAACGAATCCGTTAAAAACATATTACCTAAAGAAATTTCTTCAGCTAATGTTTTAATGGCTTCTTCATTTGATTCTCTTTTTTTTGCAGAAACTTTCTTATGGTCTAACCATTTTTCAATTTCCTGCATTGCTACTTCCGGTGCTAATGCTGACATTTTTATTTATTTAAAGAACTATTTTAAAATCATCCTACAATCTTTTTGAACTGGCCACCTTCTACACGCAGTGAAAATGTAGACTGGTTAATATTTCCTTCAGGAACATCTACCGGCTTTCCTTTTCCACCATAAGTAACACCGTTAATTACAGAAAAAGTCCAGTCTGCAGGAATAGGTGAAGCAGATAATTCGATTATCTTTTCCAAATCCTGTTTTGTATTCTGTTCATTTGCTACCGTTGCCACAAAATATCCGCGTGAACGGTTTTGCTGCCAGATAGGATCACCTGAAGCAGTAATCATATTAGCATCTGAACCGGTTGTAACACCACCAGGAAAATAAGAATTATCTTCACCTGCTTTTGGTAAAAATACACCAGTTCCTAATGTTGGATGGTTATAAGTTATTTCTATAATGTCGCCGCCTGAAGCCATTTATGTATTAATTTAAAGTTCCGAAATTAAATCCTGCTTCTGCCGTTGTTGAAGCAATTCGTGCAATACCCGATCTTTTGTATCTGAAAAATGTTTCTAAACGGTCAGGGTTTGTGGAAGACAGTCCCACCAATAAACTTGTTTGTGAAAACTCCGCATCCACTACCAATCCTCTGTTTACCAGGCTTTCAAAATAATTGAAAAGAATCTGTTTCCACTGTTTTGGTTTTATCACTTTTGAAGCTGAAACAATATCCGTATCATTTGCAATAACGTGGTCAACCACATTAATCTGTTCCAACAGATAATATCCGTAACGAACATTGAAATCTAGCATCAGATTTCTGCAGTATCTGAATTGCGGCGGTGTTTCACCTTCCGGATGATATGTGGTAACAAAATCCATAACCTTATATCTTCCTGCCACTAAATCAACTGTAGAACAACCTTTTTTTACGATTGTATCGCGGCTTTCATAATCAGACATGGCGCCAATTGCTGTTGGTGTAGGCATGTCAGGATATGTTTGTCCGGAAACATCCAGATGCGGTGCATCCTGTGATGTACGTGCAAACAATGCAGCCATATTTGCCGCAGCTTCAAACGGAAATCCTTTTGAAAGCGGTGCCGGACAGATGGCAATCGTTACCTGTTCGCTTAATGCATCCGTAGATGCTGAAATATCTTCCGCAACTGAACCAGTCAGCGCAATAAAAGGTTTCATTATAATACCTCTGTATCTGCCGGTTGGTGCATCCGGATCAGGAATACCATTGAATGCCTGCAATGCCGTTAAAACAGTTGATTGCAATCCGTATGGATTAATCACAATTGTATTCCAGTTATTCAGGAACTGATTTAAAGCTGCTGAAATACTTGGTGTTCCGCTTCCAGCTGTAGTGGTAGCAACAGTATAGGTTAAACCTAAAGCATCTTTTCCTGTATCTACAGATATTTCCAAATCATTCGCCGTTAATCCTTTCCATTTTGTGGTAAAGGTATTTTCGTATGAAGTATCTGTAACAGTAACCGGGCAACCCAGTACGTTATTTACTGCATCATAAATCTTTGCAGTAATATCATCTGTGGTGTCACCTGCTTCAATAGCAATATCATATGTACCACCTTCTAAACCGGTTCTTCCTGCAATAATTACCGTATGTGTACCGCTTCCGGTAGCAACACCGGATGGTGTAATTTTCATTACTTTTGCTGTTGCACCAACAGCTGCAGCCTGCGGATAAACTACAGTAGGAATACCACCGACATTTGCACCATAGTTGCTGCGTAAAATACGCATGATCATGTGAATCGGTGAACCATAACCATATAATTCACCGGCTTGTTTAGCTGATGTAATTACTTTTGCGGTAGTGTCTAATGTTCCCTGATTGGCATGATTCGCTTCACCTAAAATGGCAATGCGCTGTGGTAAATTTGGTGATGTTTCAGAAAAATCACCTTTGGTAATCTTGTAACCAACAATCTTGCTGATTAATTCGGTGCCGACAGCGTCTGAAATCATTTAAATACTTTTATTGTTATGAATTGGTAAGTCAAAACTATAATACAAAAGCAACATAGATTTTTTTTACATACATTTTGTACGTGAAAAAATAATTACCGGTAAGTGTCAATGTATTTTTGATATATGAAGACTGCAATCATCATACCGGACCGTGGTGACCGACCACGTTTTTTATATAATTGTTTGCGAATGATGCGCGCACAAACAATGCCACCATCACACATTGAAATTGTTGATGATCCTCCACTTTCTGATTCAAAAGATATTACCTGGCGCTACCGTACCGGATATGAACGTTTGCGCGGAAAAGGATTTGACTGCATTTTATTGATTGAAAATGATGACTGGTATGCACCTTCTTATATACAGTTCATGGTAAATAAATGGGTAATGCATAATCAACCAGATTTATTAGGTACTGCATATACCGTTTATTACCATTTAAAAGAACGCGCTTATTTTACCATGAATCATCCGGAACGTGCCAGCGCCATGAATACGCTGATAAAACCTGATTTAAATTTTTCATGGTGCCAGGATAATGATCCTTATACGGACCTTCATTTATGGCTGCATGCTGGATTAACTGGAAAAATTATTCATCCTGTAAATCCAATTGCAATTGGTATGAAACACGGTGAAGGACTTTGCGGCGGTGTAAATCATGTAGATAAACTGCACCGTTTTACCAATAAGGATGAAAATTTCGTGTATCTATATAAACATATGATACAGGAAAACGATGATTTCGAAAGTTTTAATTTTTATTCAAAGTATTACGATGGAAAATAAATTAAAAATTTCCCTTCTTCATCCATCACGCGGGCGGGCGGAAAAAGCGCATGCTACATTTATGCACTGGTTACTGTGCAGCAGTCTAAAGTATGAGATTGAACATATTTTATCTTTAGATTATGATGATAAACAAATTTCAAAGTATAAATTTTTATTTACCAACTCAATTATTTTAGAAAATAACAATACCAGTTTGGTAGCAGCTACTAATCATGCAGCAGACTTTGCTACCGGTGATATTCTAATTTATTTATCAGATGATTTTGTATGTCCAAATAACTGGGATGAAAAAATAGTGCAAAAGTTCCAGGCGCATGGTTTAGAAAATCCAATGATTTTAAAAACAGATGATGGACTGCAAAAATTCGAAGTGGACATTATAACTATTCCAATTCTTAACCGTGCGTTATATACAAAACTTGGTTACTTATGGCATCCTGCATACAAATCCATGTTTGTTGACCAGGATTTGTACTGGACATGCAGAAATAATAACTGGATGCATGAAGTACCGCAACTTAAATTTCCGCATCATCATTATTGCAACGGATTGGCGGAAAAGGATGATACTTACATGCGAAATAATGCGCATTGGAACAGCGGCAAAGAAACTTATTACCAACGTAAAGCGGCAAATTTTCCATTATGATATTATCTATTTTAATACCAACAATCAGCAGCAGAAAAGAAATGCTGTATTCTCTTTTAAGTGAATTTGAAGAACAAATTGGTGGTGATGTTCGTATTACTATTGGCGAAATTAAAAGATACATATTTTCTGACATCGAAATTTTAATTGATAAAGATGAAGATTTATGTTTAGGTGCCAAAAGAAACAGACTTTTACAAGCTGCAGAAGGTAAATACCTTTGTTTTTTTGATGATGATGATTTTCCTACAAAAGTTTATATAGAAACATTGCGGACAGCAATGGCTAAAAACCCGGATGTGGTTTCGTTAATTGGTGTAATAACCATAGATGGTGGTGATAAAGAATTATTTGAACATTCTTTAAAATATAACGAATGGAAAACCACAGATAATTTTATAAAATATGAACGTTATCCGAATCATTTAAACTGCATTCGTTCAGATATTGCCAAACAATTTCTATTTCCTGATAAAAATTTTGGTGAAGATCATGACTGGTCCAAAAAGCTGCATGAATCTGGATTACTGAAGAAAGAATTTCTTACAAATAATATATTATATCACTACAGATTTATAAGTAATAAATGAAACTACAATTACCTACAGTGACATTGATTTGTGTAGATGGTGTAGATGCCAAACGCGCAGCAAAGGTGCTGGAAATCTGTAAAGAAAAAGCGGATTTTGGCGCAGTAAAGCTGCTTACACATCTTCCGATAGAATCGGAACACCGTATTGAAATAATGCCGCTTACATCACTGGTTATGTATTCCGTATTCATGCTCACCAGAATACATGAATACATTGATACACCAAATGTACTAATTGTACAGCGTGACGGCTGGATTTTAAATCCGCAGGCATTTAATCCACAATGGCTGGAACTGGATTATATTGGTTCTATTTTCGTGCAGTTTGACGGCGTTGGAAGTGGCGGATTTTCCATGCGTTCTAAAAAAATGATGCAATATGCAGCGGAAGTTCTTCCAAAATGGAACGGTACGTTGGAACATGCCAATGAACTGCAGGAAGGATTAGGCTATTATGAAGATGGTGTACTGTGTTTAGATTCTAAGTTTAAGCATTTTAAAATAGGTTTGCTCGATGAAGCTGCTCAATTTTCACAGGGCGGCAACCGCAATCCAAAATATTACCAGCCGTATCCGTTTGGATTTCACGGAACCTGGCAAAATATTGACCATGAAACCGGGTACGTTTATCCGATTTGCCCGCATGCAGATGGTAACTGCGATTGCCGGAACGAACATATTTACAAACTAAAAGAGATTGAAGCATGATTTATTTAGAGAAAACAGACGTTGGCGCTACATTAACCACATGGATTTACTGCGCATTCTGGCAAATGTGGGCGGCAGAACAGCAATGTAAAGACGTTTACATCAACTGGCCGGATGGATATACACCGCCGCGCGCGCTGTTGCCATACCACGACAGTGAAAAGTTTACGACGATGCCAAATATGTTTGAGTGGTATTTTACACAGCCAAAAGTAAAGAAAGCTCAACCGAAAACGGAAACATGGACTTGGGAAAACTGGCAGGATGCAAGTCCGGTGCCATTTATGGCGCAGCCGCTGGATGTCATCAAAGCATATTACAAAAAGCATCTGCATTTTAATGATGTGGTGAACCAGCGCGGACAACAGATCGTGGAAAAGTACAACATTAATTTTTCAAAAACCATAGGCATTACATGGCGCGGAACGGATAACGTGACCGATGGCCGTCCGCGGATGCAAATTGAAACGTATTTCAAATACATCGATTTGGCACTGGAAGCCACACCGGATGCGCGCATCATGTGTACGGCAGAAGAAGAAACGATTTTACAGCCGTTGCTGGACCGTTATCCACAGGCATTTAATGTTGATGAATTCCATTCTTCACCGGTGGGCAGCCTGCATAATCCTGAACGTCACATACCATTAAGCGGATTTGAACGCGGCATGCAACCTGCGCTGATGGTATGGTTATTTTCGAAATGCTTCTGGTATATAAAGAATAGAAGCAGCACCGGTGCCGTTGCCAGCTGGCTTTCTGATGGCATAATTATTAATCTGGGCCATCCTGAAAACTTAGGTTACGAAAAGATGGATGATATGGTTGAAATCGCAGGTTTAAGATATCCATTATGAGAACACTAAGAAACATATTTGAAATGCTGCAGCAGCAGGGATTTGAAACGGACAAAGGAACCGTTCACAGCTACATTGATGTATATGAAGAAGTTTTAAAACCATACCGATTCAAAGCAGACAAAGTGCTGGAAATAGGAGTTTTTAAAGGAAATTCTTTGCGGATGTGGGAACAATATTTTGACTGGGCAGATGTATTTGGTGTGGATTGTGATACTATGCCACACGGCGGTATGGCTGATCTACGAGAAATGATAAACAGCGGAATACATTGCATTAAAATATTTGACGCTGAAAATCCGGAACTGGTAAAAGAACATTTTGCAGGGATGAAGTTTGATGTCATCATTGAAGATGCCAACCACTCGCTGGAACAGCAACTGAAGCTGTATAACCTTTACAAAGAATACCTGGCACCGGACGGCATTTATATCATCGAAGATGTCGAAAACATAGATGCAAGTAGAACGGAATTTGAAAACATTGATAACAGTAAAACAGTCACCATTCTGGACAGAAGACATATTCTGAACCGTTTTGATGATGTATTAATAATTATAAAATAGCATTTATGTACTCACAAAACAATGAAGAAAAAATCATTACAGACTATTTCGCGGAAAAACCTGCAGGAAAATTTATAGACATCGGCGCATTCGATGTGTTTGAATTATCCAACACGCGCAAACTTTTTGAAGAAGGCTGGAATGGTGTGATGGTGGAAGCAGATCCGTTGAATTATAAAGCCATTGCGGACCATTACGAAAATGAACCTAGGATTGAAGCGCTGAATGTTGCCATTGGTGTTTCCAATGATGATCTGGAATTCTTTTCTTCCGGCGGTGATGCGGTTTCTACTTCTGTGCAGGAACACAAAGAAAAGTGGGAAAAAGGCGGCGTAAACTTCCAAAAAATAACGGTGCCGCAGCTGCATGTGGCAGAATTTATGGAAAAACACGGAAGGGATGCCAATTTCTTAAGCATCGATACGGAAGCCACCAACATTCAGATTTTTAACGCTATTCCTGACTGGGTTTGGGAACAGATAGACATGCTGTGTATTGAGCACGACAACTGCATAGTCGAAATTGTCAGCAAGCTGGCGCCATTTGGATTGGAAACAAAGCACATTAATGCTGAAAACATCATTTTAGGTAAATAAAAAAGCTATGATAACACACATTTTAGCCATTGCCATTCCGATTGTCGGATTGCTGGCATTTTTGTCCGGGTATTTTTACGGAAAATCGGATGCAATTAAAAAATGCAGAAATGATAAATATGCATCTAACAATGAAATTTATCAAATTGGATTTCATGAAGGAAGAATAGCTACTGCTAATTATTTTAAAGTTTGGGCTGAAAATTACCTGAAGGAATTAATACCTAAAAAACCGATTCCGCCAATATTTCCTGAAGATAGATAATAATGAAATTAGCCGCCATTTATAATGTTTGGGATGGTGTGGAACTGCTGTACGGCAGCATGAAATGCCTGAAGAATGAAGTGGATGTATTTATCCTGGTATGGCAGGATAAATCCAACTTTGGTGAAGCCTATAATCCGATGCATGATTTTAAGATTCCGGACTTTGGATGTGAAGTGATATTAGTAAAATATGAACCTATAGAGTACGGCGGAACTTCCAATGAATTATTGAAACGTAATTTAGGCTTACAATATGCCAAAGATGAAGGATGCACGCAGTTTCTGCATATGGACTGTGATGAATACTATGAAGATTTTGGTGCCATGAAACAGCAGTTTCTGGCATCCGGTGCAAAAGGTTCTGTTTGTAAAATACTAACCTATTTTAAAAAGCCAACATTGCGGCTGGAAGCGCATGATAATTATTATGTGCCGTTTATACATGAAATGAAAGCAGATACAGTTGCCGGTGTTCAGGGTTATCCGTATTATACTGATCCTACGCGGCGGATAAATACCAATGATGTAATTTGCATGGATGCGCCAATGCATCATTACAGCTGGATAAGAAAAGATATTGAACGTAAAGCGCGCAATTCATCGGCAAAAGTGAATATTGAACGAAGCCAACTGCTGCAGGATTACTATTCTGATGAAACAAAAGCCGGTTATTACCTGAAAGATTACAAACAAAAGCTGGTAGAAGTAGATAATATTTTCTCTATTTTACTATAAAAACCTGTTTACTTTCAAAGGATTCATCTTCATAGATGATTTTGCGGATGCATAATCCATCAGGTTCTGCTATCGGTTGCCCGGCAAAGTTGAAGTATTGTATTTCTTTTACCGGCTGGTTTCGGTTTATGTTGTTTTTTATTCCACTAATAACAGGCGTGTAATTAAATATACCATAAAATGTAGTTGGTGCTAAATTTACCGTTATTTTGAAGCTGCGGCCAAGTGATGTTGGCGGTAGATTGAAGTTTACACGGCGGGTGGTATCTGCATTTTCAGGTAAATTAAAATAGAACGGATAGAATGCGGTGTCAAAGCATTTTACCAGCGTACCGTTGTAGAATCCGGAAGCATCTTTGTACTGAATGTAAATCTGCAGGCGGTCGGAACCTGTGTACGGACCAGCCACAAACTTTATATCTGTCCATTGCGCGCTGCCAGGTTCTACCATCGCAGATGTATCAAATGATGCGGCTCTGATAGCCAGTTGCAGTGAAAATGCGGATGCTGTTAACAGAAACAAGCATGCGGTAATGATGGTTTTTTTCATGATTTTGTAGTTTTCTTTTTTGGAATATATTTTTTTTAAAATTAATTTAATTTTTGCTTTTATTTCTGGTATTTTAGATTCAGGAAATTCCATTGTCACTTTCTTTACAGGCTCACCATACTTTAACGGTCTTCCTGAATTTTTTCTGTTACCTCCACTTTTTCCTTTTATTCCTGACATTTTTAAATTTTTATGTTTATTTTTGATAATAATCTTTACGGATAGTCCGAATTGATTTAAATTGTGAGAGCGCACGACTGATTATCGTGCGCTCGTTTTTTTTATTCACCCCAAAATTCCTCCGATTTGATGTGTCCTTTTCCCTTTTTGTAGGTGTAGCCATCGGGCGCATTGTACTCAGTTTCACCGACTAAATAATACAAATGCATATTTTTCATTAAGCCGTCTTTGTCTTCCATTACAAAATCTGAATGAAAAATTTTTGTTTCAGGTGATTTGTCCCAATTGGCTGAAAAATCAATAATATCACCAGTGCTTGTGAAATCTCCGTAGCTAACATATTGACTTCTTCCATCGCTTGAAACTTCACACTCATCTTCTATACGTTCTAATTTTTCGCTGTTTTCGCTGAAAAAATCAAGCATTGATTGCGAAATTTCATCAACGGTTGTATCGTCTGTAAATTGTTCAAAATCGAAGCCTAAGCTAATTGCTTGTTGGATAATTTTGTTTTTAAAGATTGTTTTGTAAGTTGTCATTTTGATTTGATTTAAATTGTGATTGTTATTTGATGAAGTAAAGATAAGTTCTTTATTTGAAAAACACTTGTGTTTTTCAAATAAATTTTACATTTTTCTTTAAAATTATCAATTTATTGATTTAAGTCAATAATCTATCTTCTTTTTAATAAAATATCACAATAATCTGTCCAGGTGCCGTTTTGTATTTTCATTTCTTTGCAGATGTTCCAAACCAGCACATCGCGTACAGTATTGGCATAAATACGGCAGTCAAACAAGTGGTTCTGATGCATGTCTGATTTCTTCAGCCAGCGATAGTGACCATCTTTATCAATTTTTCTGTGTTCCGCTTCGAAATGCGAAAAGTAATTATCAAACAGGTATTTTCCGCCAGATGGAATCGGATAATTCATAAATCCGGACGGCTGCACATCAGAAAGCGATTTTTCCCACTTCAGGCGCATCAGTTCTGCCAGTTTATCCTTGCAAATATTTGATTCTACCAGATACAGTTTCGGATTTTCCAACGATTTTTTGAACGTTTTAGAATCGCGGTTAATCGGCACGTACTTATTTATGTCTTTGCCCTTCAATCCAACCACAAAAAAGTGGTTTGTTTTATTTATAAATTGCCAGGCATGTTCCGTTTCGTAACCAATATCTATACCTGCAGCACCAATCATAATGCTTCTGCCGGTATCTGTCGGATATTTTTTCAGCAAAATAGTTTCCAGTTCCTTCCAAACACTTCTGTCCATGCCGTGCTGGTAGGTCCATCTTTCACGATCTATACCGTTTTTTCCTTCGCGCGGAATAAATGTACCGATGCTGCCGTGCATAATGGAATAAGTTGCAGCATTTTCGGAATGCGCAACAATCTCGTAATCCAGACGCGCATCATCCAGCTTTCCGTTTAAGTCACAGCCGAGTGTCAACATTACTATTTTTCCGTTGCCATCTTCCATGGATAGTTTTTCCGGAATGGTGCCGATTTCGTAATTGCGGATATTTTTCTGCAGTTCGGTTGCCTTTATTTCTTCTGCAGATATCTCATAAGGTTCACCTAAACAAAGATTCATAAACGTCTGATGTAAATCTTCTTTCCGGTTGCCATCTGGCGGGTTGGCTTCCAGGTAATCCAGTATGCATTGTTCCCAACCGGAATTGCTGGGCGGCGCATTCAGTCCAGAAATGTGATAAGAATAGTTTCCGGGCTGGTATGGTTTGGCGGTCGGCACCCAAATGCCGTGCAAATTCATATCGTATTTGTGCTTTTCGGTGAAAAATTCACCGCATTTCTGGCAAATGTAGCCAACACTTTCATGAATTAAACGATTGTTTTCATCCAATTTATAGGTAATACCGCCAATTTCTTTGCTGTTTTCTACTGGAACGGACCATTCCAGCACTATCATTTCGCCGCAGCACGGGCACGGCACATGCCATTTGCGCTGATCACCGAGCAGATACACTTCTTCAATATTGGATGGTCGTGTTTCCGGTGTGGAAATATAGTACAGTTTCATCTTATCATCATAAGCTGCAAAACGTTTTTCAATCATTTTACGTGTGCTTCCTGATTCTTTTGACTTTGTCTTTGCTGCATCGAAATCATCGATGAAACCATAACGTATAGAACGCTGGCGCAATAGTTTGTGGTTTCCTGCGCTGCCGGATACCAGACTGCCGCCGGCAAACTCTTTTTTGTTGTTCGTGTCACCGGTTTTAGTATTTCTGGTCCGCTGTACGGTTGGTTTTATCAGGTGACGGATGCCGCAGCTTTCAATAAGGCCGTCAATTTTGTTGACTGCTTCTTCTGATAAATCGGAATGGCCGGTTAACAGCATAGTAGTTCCCGGATTTTCCGCAATTATCCAACCAATTGCGGGTTCAATAACACCGGTAGAAAAACCTATTTGCGCACCTTTCATTACCGAAATGATGCGCGCCGGATGGTCAGGCATCATACAATCCACAATTTCGCGGCAGTATGGTGTACGATTGTAGGAAAACGGTCCAGGCATACTGCTTTCCGCACTGGACATGACACGGTTTTGCTGTACCCAGTCAGATGGTTTGATATCTGAAAAGCGAATGTTGCAAGCTTCCAGAATGTCGTACAATGTTTGATGATATTTAGATTCGATTACCATTTTTATAATTTAAAAAGGACAATTTATTTTTTCTATCCTAACCAGGTGTTTTCTCAAATTTCTTAAAGTCCAAAATTTTTTATTAATCCAATAACCAACTGAATAACCATTAACTGTTTTCTTTATTTCATGCATTGTTTTTGTGTTGTATAGTTTTCCGGTTGTTGTCCATTGGTAGTTAGAATTAAAATCTAATTTCCACTTAAAAACTATTGATTTTGATACAGTTGTCATTTGGTGTTATTATGGTTTAGCGACAAGTTATCTGCAACTGCTACCGACCAAAAATGCGAACACCTTCAACCTCTTCATATTGTAGATTAGATATTTTTTCCATTACTGACTTGCCAAATTTTGACAACTCTTCTAATTTTTCAGTAGCTACTTTTTCGTTGTCTATATTTTCGCAAATTTTAGCCCAACGAGAAATTAAAGCTCTGTTTAAATCGGGGTGGTTTAATCCATTGCATTTTGCTTCGTGGATTTTTTTTGACCAATAAGCAGCAGTATCACTTACTCTTTTAATTGACAAGGTTAAAGGGAAACACCTATCAGAAATATCGTGTCCACTCATTCTAAACATTCCGTCATAAACTTCGGTAATACGATTTTCTTTTGTTTCCATAATTTGTTGAAGTTTGAACTCACAAAAAACCCAATCTTCTTTTTGAAATTTTAATTGCATATTTTTTATTTTTTAATTGTTTAAATTTTGAACCTTTCTACCTTGAAAACCGCAGATGCAGATAACAAGGGTTTTAAGAAATTGGGGCGGAAGTACTTAATCCCAACTTTTGTAATTCTAATCAACCTTTGTGCTTTAATCAACATTTGGAATACTAATTCCCCAACTTCTTAAAGCCCGAAAACGTTAGCGGTCATGCCTACCATCGTGCTAAAATGGAAGTTCATCACCTGTTTCCTTTTTGGAAAGAACTCGTTT